GAATATACAAATATACACTTATACATGATAATACTAGATTAATAAATATTCTCCAAAAATCATTTCTATAATTGAATACAAGTAATCCAAGCAATATAAAACCAGTAACAAAATACATTATTTAAAACTAAAAAACTATTAATTTTAAATAAATTATGGATTTCTCTCAATTTTTAGTTAATAATCCAGAAATTCCAAATGTTAAAGCAATTAAAACTAAAGAATCTGAAAAAGAACAAGATAATAATGAAAGAAAAAATAAACCTAAACCTATTAAGAAAGAACCTAAACCAAAAGATAAGGTTATCGATTTAAAATCCGTATTCAAAAATACAGAACAAATCGAAAATAAACTTACAAAAGAAACTACAAAAGAAAATGTACCAGAATATCAAGACGTAGAATTTAAAAGAGGTGATTTTGTTAAAATTATCCGTTTAGAAGGTAGCCCTCTTAATGTATATAAAGGATACAATGGAGAAATTAAAGAATATATTTATAGAAGTGATTCTGCATATATTGTACTTGAAGCTATGACATATCCTAGAAGAATTAAATTTCCTTTAGGTCATTTTAAACATCGATATTCTTAAAAATTTTTTATTGGTATATTATAATATGATACAACTTCCAGAAGGTATTGACTACTCCTTATATCAAGGAACTAGTGGTATGAGTACTAAACACTGGGGACCTGCAGCTTGGAACTTTTTATTTACAAGCATTATGGGACGTTACCCTGATAATATAGACATGACAAATAGTGAACATATCATCATTAAAAATGCATTTAAACAAATGTTGACAGGTCTACAAACTATAATGCCATGTATTTTTTGTAGAGACTCTTTTAAGAAATTCTTATTAGAATTACCAATAGAACCTTACTTAGATGGCAGAATAGAATTAATGTATTGGTTATATCTTATGAAGGATAAAGTTAATAAAAAGTTAATCGGACAAGAAAATAAATGTTATATAGATGAAAAACGCAAATTAAAAGCTATGTTTTACGCTGGAACAATTACAGAAGAAGATTATTATAAACAAGTTCAAGATTTTAAAAAGGAGACATTTCATACTGTACCAACACCACCATTTAAAGAAGTTCTAGATAAATACGAAAGTTTAAGAGCAGTTTGCTCTGATAAAGCAAAAACATGTGCTTTACCTAAGAAGAAATAAGACACTTAATATACACTTAATTTTATATGAATTATAAAATTAATAAAATTGATGAATTGATATTTAGTTACCAATTTCAAGGAATCGGCGGTTAGCACCAACAGGTTGCTCATAAGAACTGTTATTGAAGGGTCCAACTTCAGATTTGGGGATAGGTGGACAAGAACGAATGTCAAGATATGGAATCTTGTTGGACTGTACAACAGTGTTAATACCCATGTGATATCCGGCTTGTAAAAAGTTTTGTTCTTGAAGGAGTTGAGAAACAGGATTTTGTTTAGCAAACTCATTAGCATCATCATAGGTGGGTAAAAGGTCGTTAGCACTTAATTGAGTTTGTCCAGCTACAACTCTTTCAACTTGTGCTTGTTGTTCAGATTCAGCTAAAACTGGCGCAGCAACAGCTTTAACATCAGGTTGTGCCATAGGAGCTTGAGCCTCAACAGCTGGTCTAGCTTCAGCTTCAACATTGTCTAAACTTTCACGGTTATAGTATTTCATGAAGAAATAGACTGCGAGAAGAATTAAAATAACCTTAAGCATATCATTTTTTTGAATCATTTCTAGTATGTCCATCGTGTTTTAATATATAGTAATAAAATAAATTTATTTTTTTAAAATAAAAATGTTAATTTAAAAATAAAATACTTAAAATACTAAATCAAAATTACTAGGTTTAAAAAATTTAAAGGAATATTAAAAATACGAAAATGGATAACGAGTCCGAAATTTTTTCGGACTGTCATGAAGAAGTTGAAAATGACCAAATAGACAAATTTATCACATATGAGACAGATTATATAATGGATTTATATTATGACCTACAAGACAGATTACCTTATTTCTTAGATAAAGCCAGATTCCCAGATATTATGAATCTTATTATTGATAATAAATTTGGTATTTATAAAAACAATAAAAGATATAATATTAAAGACTTTGAGTATTTTAAAGACGAATATAAATCTGAGATTGATGCATCAATCTATGTAATCAACAACTATTTAACCAAATACAAAAAATTTAGTTTAGAATATGATATTTTTACAAAATTTGCATATGATTTTACTACTATATGTTAATTATTTACTTCTATATGTTAATTATTTACTTCTATATGTTAATTATTTAATACATTTACCTTTTTTATTAGTCATTTGTTTCTTAGGAATACCATAATGACCATTAATAGCCATTAATAGTACATCACACATATCATCTTTCTTACCAGAAGTTTCTAGCTGATTTAACCATTTATCACACTCATCTTTCAAAAATTTATTTTGTAAAAACCATTTTGAATATTGAATGCTCAACCATTTTCTCTTAGCATAACTCCCTTTTAAATTACATTCTATTAATGGTCCAGTATACGCCTTTAATTTTTGAGCTGCTCTTACAAATCTTATTGTAGTAGTCGTATTATAATATAGTTCAACTAATTTGCCATATAAAATATGTGAAGTAAATTTCATCTTTTGGTTAACTTTAGGCTGTAACTCTATTAATACTTGACTTACTTGACTAAATACATCTATATTTGTATCATATATAGATTGTAATCTTGTTAACACTATTCTAGCAATATCTTGTAATAAATAATCATTGACAGCCTTTTTTTTAAAAATATACTTTTTATCTATTTGTTTTCCCGTGATTAAATCTTTAGGAAAGTGTGTTTTACAACAATGATTTTGATTACCGTCTTTAATATATTTGAACCCGCATTTTTTACCACATACTTTACCATTCTTTTGAATCCCGTTACAAATATAATCATCTACATCTAATGTATTATAAGTGTCCCATAAATGAATCTTATATGTAGCTATATCATGCTTATCACCCGCACTCATAATACACATGGCTAAATTCCTTAAACCAACATCTATTGTTAGTATCATTAACAATAGATATTATTTTAATTTTAACTTAATAACGTATTCTTTCTACTCATTTTTAATCATTTTAGCCAATAATAGAAGTCCACCAAGTAATGATATATTAGCCCAAAATGGTATAGACTTTTTATAACTACTTAAATCTGGGAAATGATAAACTAACGTAGCTAATATTGTGAAAACTATTAACGCAATAACACTATAATATGCCTCCTGTTTATAATTTCCAGTAAAAGCATAATATATAATAATAAGAGGTGCTAAGACCTCTACTAAAATAACTATTACTATAGCTAAATTATATAAATTATCAGACATATCATATTGCACCTTTTGTTTTAAACTCTCCACTACACTACTGAACCCAGACAACTTATTAATACCAGATAATAAAAACATAATAACTAATAAGCTTGATATCATAAACTTATTCTCTAATGTATCTGTTATATTAGACATTCTATAATATAACAGAATATAATTTTTTATCACAATTATTTATCACAATTATTATAATTTAGAAACAATATTCTCCTTTCTTCTGCTATAAGAATAATAAAAATAAACAACTATACTGATTATTAATATAACTGTCACCATATATAACTTACGAAAATATTCATACCATGTCTGTCTCCTGTACCTATTTTTAATAGGTATACATTTAGATTCATTTATAATTTCATAATCTGAATTGTCTTCAACAAAATATATATCAGGACAATCACATGGTTCAACACATTCTAAATTATCAACAAACAATTCTTCACCTTCATCCTCTATTTCTATATCACTTGTATCATCTGTATCATCTGTATCATCTGTATTATCTGTATCATCTGTATCACTATTAGCTCGTGTGTCATTGTCTTCCACCATTTCATCATCGCCATAGTTATTTAATTCATTTTCTATTTGACGCTTAATTTTTTTACGTATAGAAGCAACCATATGACTTGATTGTGAAGATGAATCACTTGAATATGTGTCTGTATCTGTATCTATATAATTATTACTATTATTAGATATATCACCGTCATAAATATCCGACATCTGTTTAACCTTATTATAACTAAATAAAAATTATTTTTATAATAATCGTACCCTAAATATGTTTTCTTTGAAAAAACTTTGTAACTATTTTTATTAACTGTTTTAAAAAACTTTCTTTTTTACATATTCTATCATTTATATCATACTCTATTACTATAATCTCATCATTGAAATGTACAGTCTTTAAATCATTCATTATTATTTATCAAGTTAATGATTTTTTTATATGTACGCACATGCGGTAAATTTTATTTATTGGTTAATGATATTATATTAAACTATGAATGAATTCGAAAGACTCTCGCTACGAAAATTTAAAATAAAAGGTATAGTTCCCAACGCTACTGTCTTATTATTAGGTAGAAGAAGAAGTGGAAAGAGTTTTTTAGTAAGAGATATTTTTTACCATCACAAAGAAATACCACTTGGCTTGATTTTTTCTGGTACAGAAGAAGCCAATCCTTTTTTTGGAGATTTTATACCTGATTCATTTATTCATTCTGAATATAACCCAGAATTAATTGAAACCATGTTAACAAAACAATCTCATAAAGTAAAAAAGGCTAGAAACAACGGTCATGCTGATACAGACGGCCTTACACCTTCAAATAGAGCTTTTGTAGTACTAGATGATATGTTACACGATGCTGCCGCATGGAAAAAAGAAAAGACTATTCAAAGTATATTTTTCAATGGTCGTCATTACAATATTTTCTTTATCTTAACTATGCAATACCCTCTTGGTATTCCACCAGCCTTACGTAGTAATATTGACTACGTATTTGTGTTTAATGAACCTAGTATTAAAAATCGTAAAAAAATTTATGATGACTATGCTGGTATGATTCCAAGTTTTGATCATTTCTGCAATATCCTCGATTCATGTACTCAAAATCATGAATGTTTAGTAATAAAAACATCTGGTAATAGTACTGATTTAAGAGACCAAATTTTTTGGTATAAAGCTAATAAACATGACCCATTTAGAGTAGGACATCCTAAAATTTGGAAATATCACGATTTACATTACAATGAAAAATATGATACGCAACGCGATGTAGAAAAAGAAGAAGTTGATAAACTTCGTAAGAAGTTTGCCAAAACAAAAAAATTAAAAATTATCGTTAACCGTCAAGGCGACGCACTTGAAGCCATTGAAGAATCTGAATAATCATTTTGTAAAAATTTTAGTATCATCGTCGATATTATCCTCTAATATGATAGTATCTATATCACTCTTATAATGTTCAAAAGAACATTTATCTTTTGACCCATAAAATTCACAAGTAGGATTTTTACATCGTGGAATATAATCAAACATCTTATATTGTAAATCATCATAAAAGTAACATTTCCTATTTAATTGTCTGTAGTTAATATGATGTTTTGTTTTTGTATGTTGGTTGAAATTCCATGAAATATACTTTTTACCACAATGACATAGTTTTAATTTTTTATTATCATCTGTTACTGTTTTATTATATTCTTCAATATCTATATTATCATATTTCATGATTTATTATAATAT